TGGTACATGATAATGTGCAATATCTTATTAATCATTTAAATGAAGATAAAAAAGTTGACAAAAAACGATATATTAATCCATAATATATTAAACAATAAAAAGTTGGAATATACTAAAATTATGTATTCCAACTTTTTTCTCATTTAGCGCGTTTTATAATACGCCTAATTGCCGAACCATTCCCGCCAACCACTCGCGATGAGGGACTCTTGACGATTTTTTTCGGCTGACTTGTCACGTTTTTTTTTCCGCAATTACAAGGCATTTTATTTATATTTTTTTAACTTTATTTTCATATAATAAATAGTCTTTTTAAATAAAAATTACAAGTTCTTTAATAGTTTTTTCATCACTATTCAGTATAGTGCTTTTGTTTTAATGTCCGTTAAATTAATCATTATATTTGGAAACTACAATCATTTTTCGTATAAGGTGTTTTAACGAAAGAAGAAAAAATAATTCGTTTATTTAAGTTGGTTTATAACTAAGCCAATAGTATAATGAAAATGATTATAAAATTTAAAAACATATGGATAAACAATACAATGAATTGATGATTGAACAACTCAGAATGTATGAGAAACAAACAGGTGAACTACTTGAAGTAAAGGATGGTAAACCATATTATAAGGGATTACTTTCTTGTGTTAGTGATGGACTCCCGGATAATTTAGTGGTTGATGGTAGCTTGATGTGTTATGTAGATAGTACAAAACTCCCAAAAGGCTTGAAAGTGAGTGCCTTATTAGATATTTCAGAAACAGATATTACTGAAATACCTGATGATTGTGAATTTAAATCATTAAATGTGAATCATACAAAAGTCACAAAGCTTAGAGATAATTTGGAGTTAGATAGCCTTAAAGCATATAAGTCTTCATTAACTGTGTTACCAAAAGGTTTAAAGATAAATGGGATGTTAGATATTTCAGACACAAATATTACTGAAATCCCGGATGATTGTGAGTTTGGTTCTTTAGATATCTCAGAAACAAAAATTACAAAACTTCGTGACAATTTGGAACTAAAATATCTTAATGTGTGTGGTTCTTTATTACAAGAACTCCCAAAAGGTTTGAAGGTAGAAGGTTTATTAAATATTTCACATACGAATATCACAAAAATACCGGATGATTGTGAATTTGATTCATTGAACATATCATATACTAAGATTACAAAACTTCGTGATAATTTGGAATTAGATTGTCTAATCATTCACAACACACCATTAAAAAATTTACCCAAAAATTTAATTATTTTTTCTTTTTTAGGGATGGGTAGAAATTATTTTACTACAATCCCAAATGATTGCTTAGTAACATGTGTATGTTGTAGTGAAGGTTTTAATGATGAACGATATAGGCTGAATCAATTTATTTATTATTATTTGAAAGATGACTTTGTACATATCAATCACCCATCAGGTCGAGAATTTCTTCATGCCGATGGCATTCTTTCGGAAGTAATTGAGAAGAAGGGGAATGTTTACCACGTACGCAATAGCGTTAATGGACTCAATGGCTACGTCGTTACGGATGGCAATAACCATTGGGCACATGGATATACTTTGGATGAAGCAAAGCAAGACCTTCATTATAAGATGAGTTTTCGTGATAAGTCTGAATATGAGAAGCTAACTCTCGATAGTGAATTGCCTTACGATGAAGCTATTGCTTGTTATCGAGTGATTACGGGAGCTTGTCAATTTGGTACGAAGAGTTACCTTGAGCATCGACTTCCCAAGCCCAATAAGGAGAAATACACAATTCGGGAAATGATTGAGTTAACCAAGGGTGAGTACGGTGGTAAGGAGTTCCGAGAGTTCTTTGAAAAATGATAAATAAATTAATTTAGCATGAATAACATAAATGACAATTTGGTAATGCCAATATCTGATGACTTGATTAAAGCCCTTAGAAATCTTGAAAATGTCGTTTCTAACGCACGAAAAGGCACTTGCCTTATGGATGCGAACAAACGCTCACAAGCACGCAAGAAACGGAAGAAAAACAAGAAGAAATAATTGTGGATAAATAACCAATCGTATTATAAAACTTTTTAAAGAGAAATATACGATTGGTTTTTTTTTATTTGTTAAATAACATCGTTATGTTTGGGAATTTAAATCCTTTGTTGTATAATCTATTTGAAATAAATTAATAACATAACTAACATTTAAAACGTTATAAAATGAAGTATAAGATTGAAGCAGGTCGAAATAATTTGGCATTGACAATTTTTGTTCCGTGGAATTGTAGTAAAAAATTAATTTATGCCTAAGAAAAAGACAAAAGAAGAATTTATTAAAGATGCAAGAAAAGTACATGGGGATAAGTATGACTACTCCAAAGTGGTGTATGTTGGATCTAAAATAAAGGTTTGTATCATTTGCCCTAAGCATGGTAAATTTTGGCAAAGGCCAAATGAACATATCCAAGGTAACGGTTGTCCTAAATGTGGCATTGAAAATCGTAGTGAAAATAGAACTTCAACAAAAGAAGAATTTATTAAAAAGGCTTGTGAAAAACATAAGGGTAAATACGATTATTCCAAGGTGAAGTATGTAAATAATAGAACTAAGGTTTGTATCATTTGTCCCGAACATGGGGAGTTTTGGCAAACACCTAATGCTCATACCCAAGGTCAAGGCTGCCCTAAATGTAAAGGATGTAAAAATCGTGAAAGGTTAACCTCAACTAAAGAAGAGTTTATAGAAAAATCTCGTAAAAAACACGGTGATAAATACGATTATTCTAAAGTAGAATATGTGAATGCTATAACCAAGGTATGTATCATTTGTCATGAACATGGTGAATTTTGGCAAACACCACATATGCACACCAAAGGTCAAGGATGCCCTAAATGTAGTGGTAAATATATTCCAACAACCGAAGAATGGATTGAAAATGCTCGTAATGTTCATGGTGATAAGTATGATTATTCAAAGGTTAAGTATGTTGGCACTCATACCAAAGTTTGCATTATTTGTCCAATTCATGGGGGCTTTGAACAAACACCTCATAATCATTTAGAAGGACAAAGTTGTCCAACGTGTGGTAAATGTATTCCCACGAAAGAAGAATGGATTACGTCAGCTCGTAAAGTCCATGGCAATAAATACGATTACTCCAAGGTAGAGTATGTAAATGCTCGCACAAAGGTATGCATCATTTGTCCTGAACATGGTGAATTTTGCCAAACGCCACATAAACATTTAAGTGGTAGTGGATGCCCAAAATGTAATTTAAGTCATTTGGAACGCAGTGTTATGAATTATTTAGATGAAAATGGTATCACTTATGATTACCAGAAACGTTTTAAATGGTTGGGAAGACAATCATTAGACTTCTATCTTCCTGATTATAATGTGGGTATTGAGTGTCAAGGAGAACAACATTTCTTTCCTGTTGATTTTGCAAATAAAGGGATTGAATGGGCTTGTAAGCAATTTAATAAGACCGTTTCTCTTGATGAACACAAGAAAGACTTATGTGAGAAACATGGAATTAAGTTATTGTATTTTGGCAATGTCCCTAATTACGACACATTCCTTGGAGAGGTGGTACATGATGATGTGCAATATCTTATAGATTATTTAAACGAACATAAAATCAACAGAAATTAAAACCTTGATAAAGGTTATAAAAATTGTAAAATATAAAATTATTAAAAATTAAAAGATATATGGAAAAATCTATTGAAAAGTTATTTAATGAAATGTTAAATCAAATTCTTACTGATAAGCAAGAGTGTAAACACGTTAATGATGGTGAATTTAAAAATGATGAATTAATGAATGAGCTTGCTTGTATGAAAAACAAATTACGTGAAGCGAACGACACTATTATTTTGTTACAATCTATCAATCAGGATTTAAAGAATCGCTATGAAGGATTGCTTAATGATAATCATGAATTAATAAATAATGTAACACTTATTTAAGTAAGTTATTAAGCATTCAATATAAAAATGGTTAAAAAATAAACATTCAAGTTTGTTGATTTAAATTCACAAAACTTGATTGTTGAGATATTATGTATTAGTCTTTTTTGTGGGAATAATTTGTTGTGAAACAAGTTATTCCTTTTTTATTTTGGTTTTAATATGCGTTGGTAGTATAATATAGTTGCAGATTCTTGAAATGAATTGAAATAACATAATTAAAAACCATATAAGTGATGATACATATTGCAGTTTATTTGTTTAACATCATTATTCGCGTATTATTTGCATGGTTGATGTTTGTAATGTTTAGTGGTGGATATTTCTTCTTTGCTGCTCTATTTTTAATTTGCACATTGAAACGAAGTTGGATCGTATACGACGAAAAGTATAGCAAGAAAATTTACATTAACACACATTATGAAAAATAAAATGAACATTTTTATATATGGAAGATAAGAGATCTAAAACCAAGACTAAGAATAATGGTCAGGTTTATACTCCTGATTTTTTAGTATCTAATATATTAGATTATGTTGGATATACTGATGGTAACATTCTACAAAAGCATGTTATTGATAATAGTTGTGGTGATGGCGCATTTCTGTGCTGTATAGTTGATAGGTATTGTAAAGATTATATTACTCGAAATGAATCAATATATGGCCTTAAAGAGGACTTAGAAAGGTATATTCATGGCATTGAAATAGACACTATTGCTTATGATAAATGCCTTGTAAATTTGGATACAATTGTTTTAAAGTTTGGTGTTAAAGGTGTTAAGTGGAATGTTTTAAATTGTAACGCTTTATCTGTTACCATATTTGATGGAATAATAAGTTTTGTAATTGGCAACCCACCATACGTTAGAGTACACAATTTAGCCATTAATTATGAAGACGTAAAGTCATTTAGCTTTGGTAAAGATGGTATGACAGACATTTATTTAGTCTTCTATGAATTAGGTCTGAGAATGCTTAATAAAAATGGTAAGTTGTGTTATATAACCCCAAGTTCTTGGTTGTCAAGCCTTGCAGGAACAAATATGCGGAATTATATTATCAAACATAGGAATCTTGTTGGTTTGATTGATTTGGGACATTACCAACCATTTGATGGTGCAATCACTTATACAATGATTGCTTTGTTTGACAAGCAAAAAACTTGTGACAATATAGATTATTATACCTATTCAGAAGAAAATAAAGATAAGGTATATGTTGATTGATGGTAAGTTTTACGTTGGTACATGTAAGGAATTGTCGTTACTTAGATTGATAAAAAATACAAAACTACCTTGTAACCATGCAAAAGTAAAAAATGGGTTTGCAACGCTTGCAGATAAAGTTTTTATCAAAGAATTGCCATTTTCAAACCTTACCATCCCCGTTTTGAAGGCATCCACGGGAAAGTGGATGAAAGCCTTTTTCCCATATGACTCTAACGGAAAACCATTATCAAAAGAAGAGCTATTTTCTTATCCTGAAATTGCAGAATATTTAACTAAGCATAAAGCAGAGCTATTAAAAAAGCAAACAGAAAAACAAAATCCAAATTGGTATTTATATGGCAGAACCCAAGCTATTAAAGATGTATATATTAAAAAATACTCGATCAATACAATTATTAAGGATGTTAAGTCAATTAAAATATTTAAAGTACCAAGTGGCTCAGGGGTTTATAGTGGGTTATATATCCTCACAGAAGCCCCTTATGAAGTGCTTGAAAGTATTATAAGGCCAGATGATTTTATTGATTATTTGAAGATTCTTAAGCACTATAAAAGTGGTGGGTATTATACATACACGTCAAAAGATTTAGAGCAATATATTAACTACAAATTATCACAAAATATAAAAAAAATATGAACGATAAAATTTGGAAAATCATTATCCCTTTAACAATTGCCCTTATTTCAGTCTTTGTTGGGTCTTATGGTTGGAAATTATGTGAAGAAAACCATTGGGAGGTTCCTGGGACGGTTATTGGAAAGTCAGAAACTGCAGTATCACATCGTCATTCAAGAAGTATTTCTTCCGAATGGTGGTTTGCTGTCAAACCTGACAATAGTAAATATAAAGCCTATGATGTGTGTGTGGATTACGCAATATTTTCAACCTATAAAATTGGAGATCATGTTAGCTTTAAAGTTATGAGTAATAAAGTCGACCCAAACGGGCATGATGATACCATTGCGATTATATTATTTGTACTCAGTATAGGTGGTTGTATCTACGCATTTAGTAGTTTATTTAGTACTATTTTTTGTGATGAGTGTGATTGAAAATATATTTTAATAAATAAGAATAAAAATTAATATTGTTTAATGAAGAATTTAATTAGTGATTATGAAAAATCTGTAAATGCAATCGTTAATGCTTTCAAGAAGAAGCAAGGTTTAACGTCAAATGATGATGGTTATTGGATTGGTGACCAAGTTGGGGAAATCTATGACTTTGGTGTTGTATATACGTTTGATTTCCGTGACATTCTTACAGATATTAAAGAATCAGCAAAACCTGATGAGATTTTTAAGTGGAGAGAATATATGTTGAGAATTTGGGAAATTAACAACATTGTTGGTCACAATCTTTTAAATGAGATTAATTACCGTAGTTGGCTTAAGGGTTGTCCACGTTTAAGTGATGAAGAATTGGATAAAGCAAAAAACAAGTGGAAAGGCTTTGTTGATGAGATTTCAGAGCTTGCAAAAGCCACAAAAGAAAATAATGAATCACCAAATGAATGATGCGGTTCAAAGAGATAAACAGAGAAGAGTTTAAGAAGACCAATCGAATATCAAGACGTTTCAACACACAGTGGCGTAAGTACGCGGGTCGTAATAGCATTGGGGATTGTTCCAACCTTTTTCAAAGGTTGCACCCCACTGATTATTATGACTTCTACGTAAAATACACAAAAGACGGTGAAGAAACGGTGCATAATCGTTCAGAATTTAAGTATTATGGACGTACTGAAGAAGAAATAGAAAAGGTTGCCAAGAAATATATGTCTGAGTGTGGCAAAACTTCTTATACATTAGATGAATTTATAATGAATGTGTATATGCATGTCATAATAGAAACATTTGATGGCCAAATTAAGGAACAAGAAGTTTGTCAATTACTTGTGAATATGGGTTATACCTACGAAAGGCCTGAAAAGAATGAAGACAGTCGTTTTGGTATAGATTTTAAGGTTTTTAAGGGTGATGAATTGAAATTTATTTTGCAAATTAAACCAATATCATTCTTTACGGGCATTTACAATCGTTCCCTCATATTAGACAGAATTAATGCCTTTGAGAAACAATCTTTGGTTTTAGAAAGATATAAAGTCCCAACATATTATATGGTATATAAGGCTGATAATGATGGACAAGTTGGATGGCTTAGTGAAAATGGTAATATGTGTTTTGAATTAAAGCGACTATGTAATCAAGAAAATGGCCACCCGTATGAATTGCCAAAAGAATATGTTAAACTATGAATTGTTTTATCAATAATGAATTTTAAAGATAATTATAAAAAAGAAAAATATTTTTATGAAAGATAAAACAATACATAAAATTGTTCGTAGAGTTGTCAATGAAGCTCTTGGTGTTATCAACAGTTCATTAAAAATTTAAGAAATTTTAATAAAAAATATTTGGTTTTATGAGTATTTTTAAGTATAATATATGAGGTAAAAACGAAATAACGGGAATTATGTTACGAGCAATTAAGGTAAGATTATATCCAAATAAAACACAAGAGCAAACACTTCAAAAGGTGCTTGGTTGCTATCGTTTTGTGTATAATCACATGCTTAGTCGAAAACAAGAGGCTTATAAAGTAGATAAAACAAACCTTAAATTAACGGAACTTTCAAAGTGCTTTTACAATGAATTACGAAAGGATGAACAATATGATTGGTTGAAGGAACAAAATACCAAAGTAATGACACAATCCATACGACAGATGTTAACGGCTTATGATAATTTCTTCAAACATCAGAAAGGCTTTCCAAAGTTCAAGTCAAAGAAGGATAAGCAATCTGCATTATTTCCACTTAATGCTATATCTAAACGCAATACGTTTGAAACAAGACATATTACCTTAATAACATCGCTTACAGATATTAAATTCCGTTGTTCGGATTTGTATTTGAATAGACTTCGTAAGTATAAGGATGATATAAGGAGTGCAACCCTCTCGAAAACCAAGAGTGGGAATTTCTTCTTATCGATCCTTATGGATATTCCTCAAAACGAGATTGTTAAGTTCAAGAAGACTAAGAAGGAAATTGGAATTGACCTTGGTGTAAAGGATTTCGTTATAACCTCTGATGGTAAGAAATTTGAAAATAAACATTTCTTGAAAGCTGATGTACGGAAGTTAAAGAAACTTCAACGTCAATTATCCAAGAAGCGTAAAGGTTCGAACAATTTCCATAAGCAGTGTAAACGCATTGCAAATTTGTTTGAACGTATCACAAGTAAGAAGGATAATTATATTCATTATGTTGTGAATGAGTTACTATCAAGTTATGATACAATTTATATGGAGGACTTGAATGTAAGTGGAATGATTAAAAATCACCGCATTGCCAAGGTAATCAGTGAGGTCGGTTTCTTCAAATTCAAGGAGATATTGAATAGCAAAGCTATCGCAAACGATAAGAAGGTTGTGCTTATTGATAAGTTCTATCCAAGCTCTAAGACTTGTAGTAATTGTGGATACAAGAACAAAGACTTGAAGTTAAGTGACCGTCATTGGCAATGTCCTCAATGTGGTGAAATTCATGATCGAGATTTGAATGCTGCAAAGAATATCCTTTGTGAAGGACAAAGGATAAGTGCAGCTTAAAATAAGAAAAATATAAAAAGTAGGTGTCCGTAGCACCGAATTAACGCTTGTGGACTATCCTCCTATGGATGACCGTTCAGTAAATGAACCTAAAAAGTAGTGATAGGATGAAGCAAGAAATAAAATATGCATAAATCTAAGATTTATGTGGAATTTTATATACGGTTTTATTCTGTTTTAGCCCACTCAAACCCAACCAAGGAAAATATTGATAATTTAATTTATAATAGTGATTATTATACTATTATCATTAGATTGAGGACTTTTTTACAAGAATTTAATGAATTACAAGGTGAAGAGAGAGAAAGAATAGATTATCTTTTGAAAAATAAACTTGGTTATGGAATTAACAAAATTATTAAAATTGGAGAAAGGACTTTATCTAAATATATCTATAAGATGGGGAGAATAAAAACATTGATACTTCAAAGATTACAACAAAATAATAATAATTAATTTTTATATGCGATGTTTTATAAAAAATTTAAATTTGTAAAGGATTTTCAACAACCTGAAGGAACATTTCCAAAAGGTGGAGAAGTGACAATAATGGAAAACCGTGTGTGGTACAATAATGGTATGGTCCAAAATTCTTATGCTGAATTACTGATGGATTTAGTTGAATATGAATCCATTAATGGGTGGAATTATCTTAGAGAAGTTCCAATACCTTACAACAAGGCTTAACTTTCCACTATTATTATAATATTTATTTATCATACGGTTCAGGTTTCTGTTCCGTTTTTAAATAAAGATTAATAATTAAAACAATGGTTGCTAATGATTTTTTGGAAAGCGTCAAAGATGATGCTGCTATACTTCACAAAGAGGCCGAAGACGGTAAAGAAGTGTGGTGTGTCAAACTTGAAGATGCTTTTAAGGCCATAGAAATGGCACGAGAGGAAGGCAAAGAAGAGATTAAGGATAATACCTTATATACGATTAAGAAAGGCGATTTTGTGACGATTTACAATGCAAAAGAAGAAAAACATGTGGTTGGGAAAATAGATAGGATTACAAAATCTGCATTTTATTTTTTAATGACTAATAGTGAAGAAAAAACATATAGTCGGGATAATTGGACACTGAAAATTGAAATATAGTTTCTTCTGAAGCTATATTTCTTTATTTTTTAATAATCTAAATGAAAATTAAAATGAAAAAAGTTTGGTTTACTTCTGATTTGCATTTTGGACATCGTCATGTGCTAAAACATTGCCCAAAACGATTAGAAAAATGTGGTGCATCAGATGTTGATGATGTTGCCACTCATGATAAATGGTTAATGAATTTGTGGAATGAAACTATTGATAAAAAAGATGTTGTCTATATCCTTGGTGATTTTTCATTTAAGTCACCCGACGACACTAAGAAGTTACTTGAAAAACTTAATGGCAAGAAATTCCTTATACTCGGAAATCACGATAAGTCATCACAACATCTAAACAGTTATTTTGAGCAGATTACGCAGATTAAAGAGTTTGCATTTAAAGGTACTATGTATCCTTTTATTGATGGTGTTTTTAATGTTTGTATGAGCCATTATCCAATGTTAGATTGGCCTGATAAGCAAAAAGGCACGGTAATGATTCATGGACACTGCCACGGTAAAATGGATGAAGTGAATGAATTAAGCGAAGATTTACGTGTAGATGTCGGCCTTGATGGTGAATTTGCCAATTATCAATTCATCTCACTCGAACAATTATATAGTACATTTATGACTAAGAAAGAAAATATATAATATATGTATATATTTATATTAAAAAGATATATTAAGAACTTCATGATTAAAAGTAGCATAATTAAAAGACATAATAATATTGACATGACTATTTTACAACAGTCATGTCATTTTTTTTTAATAATAAAAAACAACATAATACAAAACAATGTCAAAAAACAAAAAAATTAAACCTGAAGAAGCATTAGCTACAGATTATGCGCCACAAAACAAGAATTTTTTTTATAAAATTGAATTAAAATGTAAAAATCAAAAACAGAAAAACTTTCTTAAATTACTTAAAGATAAGAAGAAAGAAATTTGTTTTGGTGTGGGTTCAGCAGGTAGTGGAAAAACATATGTGTCTATAGCATATGCGCTTCAAGCAATTAAAGAAAATAACAAATATAAGAAACTAATTGTAATACCTCCAACGGTAGAGGCGGGTAGTAGAGATTTACATTTAGGCTTTCTATCAGGTGATAAAATAATGAAACAAGAACCTTATTGTGACAATGTTTATTCGCTTATTGAAAATATAATCTCTAAAAGTGGTAATAATGAACCTAAAAAACTTGCACGTAACATTATTAATGAATATGTAGAAATTGAATTAGTAAATTTTGCAAGAGGCAAAACATGGTCTAATTGTATTATTGACATTGAAGAAGCTGAAAATTTTAGTAAAAAAGAAATGCTACTACTCCTAACAAGAATAGGTGAAAACTGCAAAGTAATTATAAATGGTGATGCTGCGCAGAAAGATAGAAGATATTTAAATAATGAAGATGATGGGATGACTTTTTATTCAAAGGCTTTAAGTGATTTAGAAGAGGTTGGATGCGTTGAGTTTACAAATGATGACATCGTTAGAAATCCATTAATACAAAAAATTATTGACCGTTCATAAATTATTAAAAAAAAAATAAAACCCAACGATATTATTATCGCTGGGTTCATTTTTCACAACTCTACGGTGTACGTATAACCTCCATTATATGAGCAACATTGTTCACAAAATCCTAAATCCTCGTACTTTCCAAGTTCACTAAGAAGTTCTTCGTAAAGCATCTGCAAAACAGCTAAATCAGTTTCATTATTAATTTCATCTTTAAGTTTGTCGATAGTATATTCTTCGTTATAGGCTTTGTTATAGACATTCATATACATTTCATCATATTCATTGTCATCAAGGTCTAAGAAGTCAATTTTACCAACAACCAAGCTTGCGTAGTTATCTCTACGTCTTTCCTCCTTATCACTTTTTTCAACAAGAAAGCATAGAATTGGTTTTAAAATTGTATTGATTTCATCATCAGTTAAATCAACAAGCTCTTTATCGTTAATGGTTGTGGAAAATGAACAACAGTCCAAATAACTACATACAAATGTTTCCATATTATTCACACACCATTTCAACAAGATTTAAATCTGTTAATCGAGCTGATAAAATTACAATATATTCTGTCATAACATCGAATTGTTTTTTCATGAGATTAAATTGAGTATTACCAACTTTTTTATCAAAACTATCTGAAAAAAGAACCTCTCCTAATTTATTATGGCGTTTGACCAAATCAATTGTTTCATCAATCAGTCTTTGTTTCCAATCTTCAATTCCTTCTGTTTTAAATTTTACGCTATATGTCATAATTTTAAATATTAAATGTTAGTTTTAAGAACTTGACTAACTACTTTACCATTAGCCATTGAAAATTTCTTCTGAACTTCTCCAAGGACATACTTCATATTTTTCATGGAGACTTCCATGTTCTTAGATTTCATATCATTAATAATTTCTTGTGTGTAAGTCTTAACCTCTTCATCTGTTGGTTGCTTAGGTATAAATCTATTAATGTATTCCAATTCATTTTTTTCCGCTTCAGCAAGGTCTGTACGCCCCGCCTTAGTGTATTGCGTAATACTGTCATTACGCTGAGCAGCCATCTTCATAAGAATCTTAATCTCAACAGCATCAGTCCAACCCTTAAAGTCTTTCTCCTTTTCAGCTTTAAGAAATTCAGCCTTAATAAGTTTATAAACTTGAGTGCCAACCATATCCTTAGCTTTCATGGCACTCATAATCAATTCATTAATCTCTGTATTAATCATAATTTATCCTAAAATTTTTAATATAAATTTATCATCGATATAGGCATCGAGGCCTTCATATCTAAAATAGTAATCTGTCGGAACAAGTTTTTCCCCGAACCATAGTTTATAACACAATGCGTGATAAACAAGTGGTACTTCCTTAAACTTGAAATCCCATTTCTTTTGTTCACCTTGCTGTTCATTGATAAGGACATAAAACGGATTACGTTCTTTATCATTCTTTTCTGAATATAAGCAAGCTGATTTAAGCGTGTAAACATTATGTGAAACATCCACACCACTATTTTTTGCGGCATTTACGACAATGCCTTCAATATAATTGTGTAGTATAGACTTACAATCATGAGATAAATTGTGATAGCCAATCACTTCAAAAACAATCTCATCAGTATTAAATCTTTCCAATCTCAGAGCACCAATTTTGTCATCAAAACTCTCATAGAACATTGACATAAGATGCTTTTCAATAGAAATCTGCCGAGATGGGTTGCACTTACCAAAAACAACTTGTCTTGTATATTTAGAACCTTGTAGATATTTTGAATCGACGTAATATCCTACATATTCTTCGTAGGTATCTTTATTCTTTACAATTGATTTGTCAAAATATTTAAGAGCTTGGAAATTTCCCTTCTTCAAGTCAATTGAAAGGAAGCACTTGCCAATATTATCTAAGTTATAAACGTTTCCTTTTGGGAATTTTTTTAAATCTTCGTTTATATTAAATTTAGACATATCAACCTTAATAAACTCTTGATACTTTTCGTTCTCTAAGATGTCAGTAATCATCTTATCACGAATGATATAATAAGTGTTTAAGAACTCATTAATATCTCCACTGTATTTAGTATCAATCTCATTGCACAAGTTCTCCCATAAACTACGTGAATGATAAAGGTTTTCATACAAATCAAGATAGTAATCAAACTTCTCTTTATCATGCAGAATAGGTATCGGTAAGTTATTATCACTAACGAACCGTTTACACAAATCTAAGTTGAAATATTTTTCTCTCATTTTTATTAATTTATTTTATAGAATTTGTTACCTGATTTATGCCATGTGCCACCATCAGATGAAAAGTTTGATGAATTGTCATCATCATCGTCGTTATTATTAAACATTTTATAAATGATTAAAATAATCGCTGCAATTAAGCAACACTTAAGATATAAAATCATTTCATATTATCTTTATTGAATTATCTTACATAGATATTATACAACAAAAAATGAGCAAAACCAAATGTTTGCTCATTAATTTCATTATTTTAATTAGATAGTCGAACACAACGTTCAGGTTCAAGGAATGTGAACATCTTTTCATCAAATTCACCCATTTGCCCAAACTGTAATGCTTCATTCCCTTCAATGTCGCTCATAACGACAACGCCATAATTTTCGTCGGTAAACATAACCACATATTCATGGCCTTTATATTCACGTTTACCAAGGTAAGGATACTTTACTTCTTCCATTTCTTCCATTTTAATTTTTTTATTTATTTTTTTTTAAGATATAAACTTGCTCAAATATATGTTTCTTTGTTTTAGAAAGTCCATTGTTGTTACTTTTAAATCGCAGATATTTAAATTCCTCAAGATGTACCTCCCCATATTTTGAAAGTGTTTTAATAATATCATCTTGTGGCATAATACCTTCCGAATTGTAGCTCAATACTAAATACTTGAAAGTTGCATTTTTTGCAACATATTCCAAGTCTCTTAGAGCTGTTTTAGTATTGCAGAATGAAGATTTTGCCCCTCATAGTCTCTCATACCAGTTACACCTTTAATAGAAGGACTATCGTATTTTGCGATTGTTTCAACCAAATGATAATTGGGGAGATATTGTCGGGCGTTGTATGGTGGATCTAAATACAATATGTCAACATCTATTTGGGAGACAATCTCTAAGCTATTACGATGATATACAGTGTTATTCTTGCCATTATCTATAAGTTCTATAGGACGAAGGACTAACGGTTTTACAGCACGAGGATCCCACTTTTTTTGGAAAGCAGCATATACACCAGAAATGTTAGCATGAAAAGATATTGTTTCAATTAAACATGCAATCAATATAAAATACTCATTCTCTGTAAGTAACTCTTTTATTCTCCATTCCTCTATTTGTTGCCGTATAGCATCAATTTTCTTCCCATTATCCGAACTAAAGTACATTCTAGGACAATCTAACTCAGATGTTCCATCTGGTGTATAGTTCTTGTAAATGAACCCTTCTATAGTAGGTATAGTATTCAAGTATGATAGAACTCTTTCTAAAGGAGATGTAAAAAATAAATGTCCCTCTATTTCTTTGGGTAGAAGTGATTCTAAACCTTCAAACAATGGTTCTGTATTGTTTTCTATATAAGCTTTTTGTAGGCAATAAGAAAAATACATTACATCGCAAGAAGAAACGTGATACCCGAGTTTTTTGAAATAACGAGCAACACTGGTTGTTCCAGAGAAAAAATCAAAAAAAGACTCCCCTTTTACATCCAACCCCTGTAATATTCTATGAATTTGGTCAATAATATTTTCTTTATTTCCAATATATCTCATTGCTTAGTTATTTGTATAGTTTGTTACCAAGATCTCTAATGTTTTTCCTTTACTAGCTGTACTCTGATAATTAGAGTTGTTGTAACACATATCTAACCAGTGTACGGAGAAACCATGCTCACTAATCCATTCTTGTAACAATTTATTCTCCTCTCCTTTGTGTGTCAAGACATTGGATAAGGCAAATCTTACTCCTTTGGAGTCGAGTGACTTTAATTGCTCTAAAAGTGCTATTTCCTCAGAAGTACCCCAACCAGAAAAACCTCTCTTTCCATCATTGTATGTACCCCTAGTTATTAAATAAGGAGGGTCAGCATACACAAAATCATTATCAGAGAGTACAGAAAAATCAACTTCTCTAAAATCTAAGTTCGAAAATGATACATTTCTTAATTGTATGGCATCAAGGAAAGACCTCAAATTGTCTTGCATCTTAGAGTTATAACTGCTCCGCTCTTTTCCGAATGGATTGTTATATTCATGAGAAGAGTTAAAACGAATCTGATGATTAAAAGAGTATGCAATCAGGACAAATAGGTCTAAAGGATTACGAACTGAATTGTATTCAGAACGTAACTTTAGGTATCCTTCTTTATTTGTCTGAGTCAGCTTCAGATCCTTAACTCTTGTTTCTATGTAAGATAATACGTCCTCTTTATTTGTATGTAAAAATGCTTGGTACATATCTATCAAATATGTAAGATTGTCATTAAACACAACTTTTTCAGCATTTACGTTCAAACCAACAGTACACCCGCCACAAAATAAATCAATGAAAGTTGATATTTTTGTTGGAAATAATGGAAGGATTTGAGCCAAAAGCTTTCTCTTACCTCCAATGTAATTTAGAGGAGAGATAATAGTGCCTTTTGCCCCAAATAAGTCTCGTTGCTCTATGTTGTCCTTCATCTTTCTATTTATTTTATTTATTAATATATCTGCTTAATTCTTCCAACGCTTCCTGATTATATTTATCTTCAATGTAAGGAAAGGTTGAACGTTTTGAATCAAAATATAAATTTTTCATACAATCTTCAAAACAATCCGCAACAATACCTGCCTTTCTTAACATTGTTGACCATTCTTTCTTACCTCTATATGTGTTCACATCAAGTAATGTGTCAACAATTCTATTCTTAATTGTTTTAATTTCATGATCAACAAGAGAACCTTCTTCGGGCAACGGCAATTTCAAATATACTTCTTTATAAATATAATCACGCACCCATTCCAAAAAATCTAATTTCCAAAGATTTTTATCAATTGCAGAGCGATTAGTTAAAAGCATATTTTGATAAATCAAACGTTCTTTTTCATTTTTAATTTTGGTATCTATTTCTTCTAAACGCATTAAATGTCTGCGTTCAAATTCAGCATCAATTAGGAATTGATAATCATCATATAGTTCTTTAAATGAACTGTATCGTTTTTCTTCTTCCATATTCTTACGCTCTATATACGACTTTATTGTCAATAATTCGAAGAATAAAAACTTCGCCATTGAACCAATACTCATCGACATTATCTTTTTCCAATTCTTCTTTAGATTGGTAGTCACTATGACGTTCTTTTATTAGTTTTGTAATTTCTTCATTTGTGCCAACAAATAAATGATCTCCGTTAAAAATATAGTCGACATCTTTTTTTGCATCTTCGTACTCCTTATCCAACCATTCGGTATTATATTCCTTAACTTCTTTACGCCAAATAAGATTGTTGAGCATACTTTGAGTTACAAACCAATATTTCATTTTAACTAATAGAGAGTCCTTATCAAATTCATGTTCTATTTGCCATTCTATAATATCATCTGTAAAATTTTCTCCAACCGAATTAAGAATACGATTAAGATTAACAATGAAATTATTAACCATCATATCTTCAATTTCTTTTGAAAAGTCATTATCGTAAAATTCAAACAACAGTGCTTTGTCAAATCTTTTACGACGTTCAAGAATATAGTCTTTATTTAATTCAAAGTATTCTTTTTGTTGTTCAAAACGTTTTTTATAAAACTCTTTACTGTTATCACTGTAATCGTAAAAAAGTTTGTCGTAATTTTGACTTCCGTCTTGTTTAATACAATCCCATTCGTCTTTAAAAATCAATTCACTCATATCAAATTATACCTAATTGTTGTTTTCTTATTTTGATGACAAAATCATTGACAAAATCAACATCAATTTCATCAGGCAGCGTGGACTTGGCAATTGCATCATCCATTTCAATTTTCTTTTCTTCAAGAAGTTCAATTATATCATCATAATCATATTTGTGCATTTTAACATCCAACAAGAAATCACGGTCAATATTACGACGATTTACATTAAAGCCTTTATTTTCAGCAATTTCAATGCACATATTCATTAGCCTGAAACTATGTGATAAATTTTTTGCATCGTAGTTTTTTTCTTTATTTTGTGCATAACGAATAGGATTACGATTTTTTACCCAATCTTTATAATCTTTATAGTCTTTACAATGTTTAACAAAACCATTTTGATTAAATGACATATGACAAATTGGTTTATCATTCTTATCATCAATCGATGAAAGTCTTACTTCTGTACTATCATCATTCTTGAAAATACCACGATAGCCAATTGGTTTTCTATTTAGTTGAGAATGGTCAATAGAAGTATAACTATATTTATATTCTTCAGTTAAATAACGTCCCAAACAGTATTTTTCGTCATCACGATATTTTTCACCACTTGCATATTCACGATTCTTTTCTTTAAAGTATCTCACAGCATCAATGGCTTGATAACCGACAGCCTCAAAATGTGCGCCCCAATCATAGAACACCCCATAATCATCATGCATATTTGGAATCTTATTAAGGCCACAAAATTCAGTACGCAAGCCACGATAACTAAGCCAATTCTCAATTTTCGTACTGCCTTGGTTGTAATACGTATAACAGAATGATAATGCAGTTCTACGCTCCACTTCCTTTCCATTATCGTTTAAACATTTCTTTCCAAGTGCACGAGCCTTTTTAATTTGTGAGACGGCATAAGCCCCAAATGAATTAAAACAAGCCTTTGTAACAAACTTATCACGACTCTTCTTTAATTCAGTGATGATTGGGTGTTCATAGTCTACAAACTCATCATCAACAAACAATGCTTCAAGCACTGTTGGGTTTGATTTAAGTAGAAGACGCATGAATTTATTAAATTCCCATGCAACATTGTCGTGTTTCTCATCACTCACTTCATCTTGATAATCAAAACCAAGACCAAGAAGTTGGTCAGGAGGAGCAAGATAAACAGAACACGTGTCAATATCAGATTTACCCTCAATAAACGTACCTTGGGCTAAAGAACCTCTTTTATACTTATACAAAAGAAGGCCTTCCTTATCAATATCTTCAAAAGTTAAAGTTCTCATATTAGTTTATTTTTTAAATGTTTCTGAAAGCAATGCATTTCCGCAAGTAATGCGATCTTCATCTTCTTCTTTGGAGGGCACAAAAACAATTACATCCCAACCTTCATCAAGTAATGGTTGTTCAAATTGACGATAAACGTCATAATCAGCATAACCACTCACTTCAAAACCATTTGCAATTGCTGAATTTGTTTCATGAATTGGGGTGATTTTTACAATAAATTTGTTTTTGTCAAATAATTTGGACAGCTTCTTTGCATCAAGAATTGTTTCTTTTGTTACCGGGAAGTTAAGGGTGTATTTACGACCAACAGGCATTGGTAACTTATCGGCAAGTTTGGAAATATCATCTAACGATAAACTTTGTTTTGAAAAGAGTGTATCACGCTGTGCATCATCAGTTGAGTTAATAGAAAATTGCAGTCCTGCCTCACCATTGTATTCTTTATTTTTAATGTGACACCATTTAAGGATAAAATCTTCAAGATTTGGATTATGTTTTGGCAACATAGTTGAAACAACGGGGTGTACTGTATCGGCTTCAAGACCGCATTCTTTCACATCATTACGAAGAATTTTTTCTGAATAGAATAATACATCTTCATTCCAAGTGGGTTCACCCATGCGAGCAAAGTGTACATTAAAACGTTTGGTATGTTTACAATCCTCACCAAGAATTATCGTTCTAATTTGTTTGCTCAAATCTTGCCAAGAAACATTTCCATGATACCCACATTTAGGCACATCACAAAACTTACAAAATTCTTTACAACCATGTTGAGTGCTAATCGTTGCAACCCACTTATATTCAAGGTTTACTTCTGTATTGGCAACACCATTAATTTCTTTTGTAAGGCCAAGAAAATCAGCCTTAATATTATTTTCCTTACCATAATCGCCAACGGTAAGAAATTCCAATCTATTATCTATATCGACATAAATTTTACCTGTATGTGTTTTAACAATCTTCATAAATGTCTTATTTTTTTGTTACACCTATATTATACAACAAAAAATGAGCAAAACCAAATGTTTGCTCATTAATTATTAGTTAATTATATTCTTGTTGTGCTTCAATATCAACTTCTCCATTATCATAAAGGGAAGCCTCTTTCATTAGGAAGTTCTTACACTTAAGTTTAAATGCTTCAACCAAAGGATCCTTATACTTACGAATAACAATACCTTCACGATAGCACTTATTCTTACACAGAGGTTCAAGTTCTTCCATCCCAAAATGTTCCTTATCATTCTTCATTTTAAGAAGAATGTTTTCATGCCAATGCTCATCAAGTTTCACATCAGGATACAAATTTGATAGAGTACCATGATATAAAATTTGAATTGGGCGAATCTTATTGGCAAGTTCAGGATGCTCAGTGATGATTTTATCAGTCCAAGCATGAACATCTACAACTTCCCATTCAGTTTTCTTACCATCTTTATTAGTTACGATGCGATAAGGCATGATAAAGAACTCACCCGGTTTACAGCCATAATCATAACCGCCTTGAATAGGAGAATTATCAGCATAACCACAGATTTCTCCATATACAGTCATACCATCAGTGATGAATGGCTTAAGAATCTCGTTAGCCTCATTCCAAATATCAAACTTATAGTAACCATTTTCATTACCATTCTCGTTAATGAATTGATTCTTAATTACTGAACGAGAAGAATAAATGTTATCATATTCTTCAACAAAATCAGTAATACGATACTTCTTAAGACATTCAAAGTTATCAACGAAGTTATTGTACCATCTTTGATAGAAAGGTAGAGGGATGGGGTTTCTTACCTTAATCTTACCACCGCAAAACGAAGTTCCGTGGCACTTAACAGATATGGTTACAACGTCATCAGGATTAAACTGCCACATATTCTTACCCAATTGACTTGTATCGTAATGGAATGAAAATTCTCCCTCAATCATGCGGTCAAATCGCTTTAATTTTTTATCACGCTTATTTCCATTCTTTACGTTATTTTGACGGCCACGAATAAGTGGCATATAAGCTTTCACAAACAGTTCACCATCTACAGTATCGAAATCAACGTTAAGATAGTCCTCCATATTTACGCTCTTCGCCTTTGGACAATATTTTACCATTTCATCAAGTGAGAACAAATAACCCATTGAGGGGGTTTTCTTCAGTCGAATCATTCGCACACGACCATTATGTGGTAAAGAAACCACACATTGACTTAATCTGTGCTTTATACTTGTCACGTTTAGCATAAATTTCAGCCAATTTATCCGAGTCCTCCGTATTGTTAAATTGAGTTTTAATCTTTTCTTCACACTCTTTGATCTTCAAGCTCAACTTATTAACCTCATCAGCGTTAGAATTTTTCTCATAACATCCAACCTCAAAAAGGTTATTCACACTAAGGAACTTTTCATTCAATTGACATTCATTAGACGCATAGAAAAGAAAATCACCTTCCTTAACTTGATCCTTACGAACAACTACTGATGCATCACCAATGAAAGTTTGTGCAAGGAAGTCACTACCCTCAATAGGTTTGAGTGTACCAATCTTTACTACGTTGACACAGTACTCAGACTTTCCACCCTTGCTCATTTCAAAAATATTATTCTTTTGCATATTTTTTTATTTAAAGTTATTAATTGTATTTATCATTTATCATCAACATCGATGGCTTTAAATGTTTAAAACTGTTTTTCTAATTTATCAAATAAATCCCGGTATTCTTCATAATGTTTTTTTAGTTCTTCACGATTCATATTAAGGAGACCCGTATTAATTACACGGTTTAATTCTATCCATTCTGCAATGGATAATGTAATTGAGTGTTCTTTTAAATACGGAGAAGGGTCAAAGCCACATTTTTCGGCATATTTAAGAAACTTGTCATTAAAACTCATGTTACAAATTATTTATCAAAATCAGTTACTTAAACTCAAACAAAGAAGTGTTAAATTAAGAATAATATGATTATAAATCATTGCATTTTCACTATATGTGTGCCAAAAATTAGTCAATTTGGGTAATACATTCATCATTTCTTACAAGAATTTTAAATAAATTGTTTTCATCATTACTAAGATATTTCACCATTTCAGTTCTATTCTTTTCTACGTTAAAAGGTACAGCTTCAATAATATTCCATTCATCTCTTTCATATGTCGATAAATTTTCACCTGATGGTGAATATTTTATTTTGCGACGAATAATAACCCTTCCATATTGCTCGCCACGTGTAAAATAATTATACCAATTTACACCAAAAAATTCTTTTACCAATTCAATCTGTTCTTCAGTTTTCTTACCGTGCAACGTTTTATGACTGAAATAATTCTGTGCAACAGCTTCCTTAGAATTTCTAACGCAATCATTCTGACGATATAAAATACCTGCAAAAGCATCATTTACGTTTGGAACATTCCAAACTTTACAATCAAATTCATATAGTGATGAATTAGCAATCATATTAATAACACCATCTTTAGAACAATTGTTATCTTTAAGTGCTTCTATAATTGCTAATTGATTAAATTTAGATGTTGCAATTGAAGCAATGATTGATTGTAATTTACATAAACGATTACCAAAGAATGGGTCTTTTTCAAAATCATCGTAAAGTACCAAATTAATTTCATCACTCTGAACATATGCAAGTTTACAGCCACTTACTTTTTCACATACATACTTAGCAGTCTCATTCATTAGATTAATGAATGTTTCATCAAATGGCCGTTTAAAATTATTCTTTATCTTTTTACTAAAAGAACGACCGTCTAACATCACCATAATATAACCATTCGGCAATAGGCGATAATCAGTAAGGTTACGATAATAATGATATTTTTCTTTTAACGATTTAAAAATCATAATAATATACTTTTATTCTTCAATAATATACTCGGTATTAAACTCGACTCTGATTGGGCTTCCCTCAAAAGTAATTTGTGGGATTTTTACTTCATTAACTTTAACGCCATAGTCAGAATCTGCAATTGTACAGCCTCCAACAATCCAAGTATCAGGAGCAAACTCATTATTTTCGTCAAGATAAGTTGGTTTATCTTCAAAGCCATAAAGTTCACCCTTACAATTTACAGCAAGCCACAAGGTTGCAGTTGGATTTTTCTTCAACTGTTTTTCTTTTGATTCACCCATAAGGTCTTCGTATTCATTCTTTAATTCTTCGTTAGAATGTGAATCAAAATAGTTTTGTATTTGTTCATATAACCTTTCCATAATATTTTCATCTACTAATTTTAAACAAACCTTTTAAGTTTAATTCCTTGAACATCTTTGTGATTTAAAATTTTCATATCGCAGACACTCACATTATGAAGTTCAACCAAACCACCAACAACACCATTACTACTAATACTACATTTGTTAATAACACAATCACCTTCAACAATAGCATTAAATGTAATTAATGAATGATTTTTAACATTAGCATTATTACAAACAATGCTACTATGTGTTAGAATTGAGTGTTTATCAACAACTGCGTTATCAGAAAGAACTGAATCATCAATCATTGTTGAGAAACCTTTAAGTTTTGTATTATCAGAAACATTAGCATTATTGCAACATATTGATCCATCATAAATCCAACAATTACCATCTTGGGATAGATTATGGTATCCTTCAACAAAACCTCCAAGATCACCTTTTTTTACATTACCAAAACTTTTCAATGCTTTAATTCTAAACACCTTAACAGGAGTAAATGAACAATAGCTAACAATTGACTCATCGCTTAAAATTTCGTATTTTTTGTTGCTTGTTTCGTTTTTCATATTTATTAATTAATAATATCCATATATTTGTTGCGTTTGCAAATTGTTTCTAAGTCCAAGAAGCTACACATAACATTTTCGTTTTTAAATTACGAATGTATTATACTCAACAATGATGAAAAATCCAACGATTAGACTTAATTAAGTATTCAATTTAGCAAACTTTTAATTTTTTCATTGCATCTGTTTACCATATCATCCAAGACATCTTTGTTTTTCATTAATTCCAAGATTTCAGATATTGGTTCATATATTTCTCTTAATCGTTGTACTAATCTATTATCAAGGGTTCTTGATACCTCACCAAAATCATCTGAATGTACCTCTAATAAATGGCCTGAACTATAGCCATTTGTATCTTTAATGCATAAATAATATTTAAGAGATCTGCAATCAAACGTAATATATTGATTTGTTGAATCTTTAGCAAAAAAATTTATCCTTGGTTCATTTGTTATTAGTACCAAATAATTTTGTTCTTTTAAAGAATCACTATCATTAGAATAGATTTCTATTCTTTCTTTATTATTTTTAAAATCATGGGTTTTTGATAAATCATTAAGCATTAATACAAGGTCATTATTTAAAAAAGATTTAAAGTAATTAAGAGCTTCAGTAATTTTCTTTTTTAAATCTTCTGACTCATTATTATTTTTATTAAGCCAATTTTTCAAATTTCGTTTTAGAAGTTCTACGTTAGAATTCATAATATGTTATTTACTAATTTATTAATTATTTTTCAAAGAACTCTCGGAAAGTTCTACCACCATATTCATCCTTGGTTAATTCAATCATCTCCCTAATGCTGTATTTCTCCTTACGTGGATTTGGAAGACAATGTTCAAGGTAATCCCGTGTTCCTGTTCTACAAGCACCTGTAATCACTCTATAACAATCAATAGCTTCATTGTAAGGTAATTCACTATCGAGGGCCAAACTTTCATACTCTGATTTGTCTCGTTTGCTGATTTTGAAGATAAGGTCTTCCTTTGCATCTTCTAATGTATCACCATGTGCCCAATGTCCGTTTCCATCAGTAACAACATAATAGATAGGCTCATTAACACCTGTACGTATATGATAAACATTTCCTTTTTTCTCAACAACATCATTCAATATACCATCTACATGAAGAAATTCACGACCCGATGGATGAATGATATTTACAATTTCATCTTTTAATTTATAACATTTGTCCCAATCTTTAACTTTTTCATATCGTTCATCTTTAAGTTCAAAATCGCAATAAACTCTTGTTGCTAAACAGTCTTCCGGTAAGCACTTAATAAGAGTTTTTTCAATCTCAAGGTTGCCATACACAACTAAGTTCTTTGGTAATTCACTTATTGGAGAATTATCAATTTTAAGGCCACCTAATGTTAAATTATCTCGAAGTTTCGTTATCCTTGTGCCTGACATATACAAGGCACCAAATTCGCAATCTTCAGGAATTTCTGTGATTTTAGTTTCAGAAATATCTAATAGACCTTTCACTTTCAATCCTTTTGGAAGGCACTTCAATGAAGAGTTATGAGCAATGAGATTTACTAATACCAAATTATCTTTAAGTTTACGTATGTCGGTGTGTGGCATATTCAAGCCAATACAGTCACAATCATTAGGAATTTTAGTAATGTCGGACATTGAAACACATAAACCTTTAGTTTTCAACCCTTTTGGTAATTTATTACTTGAATAATTACAAAAAAGTCCACCATCTATAACTAAATTATCAGGAAGATAATCACTAATTGTATATAAGTTTCCTTCATAATAAGGTCTACCATCTTTCACTTCAAGTTTTTTACCTGTTTGGGTTTCAAATACATCAATTTGATGTAACATCAATTCTTGTTCATTCATAATCATTATAAATTATCATTTTCAAAGAACTTACAGAAGTCATTACCACCGTACTCATCTTTGGTTAATTCAATCATTTCCTTAATGGTATATTTCTCTTTCCGAGGTTCAGGAAGTCGATGTTCAAGATAATCCTGTGTGCCAAATTTGCAAGCTCCCGTAATAACACGATAACAAGCAACTGCTTCATCGTAAGGTAATTCACTTTCGAGAGTTAAATCTTTGTATTCAGACTTATCACGAAAACTCATCTTATAAAGAAGGTCTTGCTTTGCTTCCTCTAAAGTATCCCCATGTGCCCAATGATTGTTGCCATCTGTAACGACGTAACTGATAGCTTTATTAACACCATTACGAACATGATAAACATTGCCCTTCTTTTCAATCACTTCCGATAGGATTCCATCAACGTGCAAAAATTCTCGACCCGAAGGATGAGAGATGTGAACAATTTCATCTTTCAATTTATAATAACCGACGTAACCCTTCTCATATCGTTTATCATTTGGTTCAAAGTTGCAATAAACACTTGGTGCTAAACAATCATCTGACAAATGATTAATAATTGTATTTTCAATATAAAGTCCACCATACACAACTAAGTTTTTCGGAAGTTCTGTCAGTGAAGAATCCATTGCACTAAGACAATCTATTACCAAATTATCTCTAAGTTTCTTAATTTTTGTTTCTTTCATATGTAAACAGCCAAACTCACAATCATTGGGAATTTCAGTAATCTTTGCACCTGAAATATCTAAATTATCCTTAACTTTCAATCCTTTCGGAAGCTCAGTTAATAAAGACTCAATTGCCCACAAAGAATCCAATGTTAAATTATCTCGAAGTTTGGTGATTTTAGTATATGAAATATCCAAAGAACCAAACTCACAATCATTGGGAATTTCAATAATCTTTGTATCTGAAATATCTAATAATTCCTTCACCTTCAAACTTTTCGGTAGTGCGGTTAATGAAGACTTATACGCTTGAAGTTCATCTAACTCCAAATTATCTCTAAGCTTTGTGACTTTTGCATGTCTCAAATTTAATGACTTAAATTCACAATCATCAGGAATTTCTATAATATTTGTTTGTGAAATATCTAATAATCCATTTACCTTTAAACCGTTTGGGAGTTTTGTGCTTTCCACATAACAAATTAATTCACCATCGACAACCAAATTGTCCGGAAGTTCATCACTAACACAAAGTAACCATCCATTATAATAAGGTTTACCATCTTTTACCTTAAGTTCAATTTCTGTTTGTTTCTCAAACATTCTGAGTTGTTCAATCATCAATTCATTGTATTGTTTATCCATATGTTTTTAATTTTATCATTATTATACTATGATTATAGTTAGAAACCAACACAACAGCCGTTTTCTTTTATATATTTTATTTTTCTTTAATTTATACCATTATGGCTTATGAATTACAGGAACAACACCATTATAAAAATTTTGAAAAAAAGATAAGAAAATTTTTGTTTATTTAAAATAAATTCTGTATAATAATGAAAAAACTAATTCAAAATGCAGTACAAAAAACCAATGCTAAACATTGTGCCAATTGATTACCTTAAAATCGCAAAACAGATTAACGAAGAAGATGATGTACTTTATTATGAGAAAGATGGTTTTATCTTAACTATTTATTATCTTTTTAAAATTGAAGGGTATAGAGAAAACGATTATTTTAACGGAACAGGAGGCTTCGTTGAAACATCACGAGATTTTAGAGTATATGATGTAGAATGCGTAGATGAAGATTCCAACGATGCTTATACAGACTTTGATGAAAATAAATTAGAAAGTTATGTAATGTAAACATTAAAACAAATGTAAATGGAGGACTATTAAGCCTCCATTACGTGTTTTCTTTCTTATGTTCTTCCAAATAATCAATTAGATATTGCACATTATCATGTACCA